GGTAGCTGATGTAGAAAGTGTTGTTGAGTACTTTCGAGCTACTACTGTTGCATCAACAGAGATGGTGTTGGTTCCAACAACAATACCGTTGCCGGCACCAATTGCAAAACCGTTAGCGTCTGTAGCAGCACCAGAGTTGGTAGCAAGCTTGATTGCTCCGCCGCTAGAATCTGTCTGTAAACCACCTGTTGTAGATGGAGCAAATGTGAAGTTAGTTCCTGTAAGTAGTACGCCGTTAGAGGCTGTGTATGTTCCAGCGCCTGAGAACTGGGCAAAAGTAAGGGCAGTAGTTCCTAGTGTAATAGGATTGTCAGTTGTTAATACCCAACCGCTATTTCCGTTTACAGTTCCTTGTTCTACAAATGTAAACATTCCCGAAGTAACGTCTGCATCAGAGTTTGCATCCAAAGCACGGTCTGGGGCTCCAGAGGCCTTAACTACGTAGATACCGTTTTCAGAACCAGTTGATTGATGCTTAACAAGAATGCGGTCACCAGTAGCAAGAGTTACTCCATCAAGAGTATCTCCATTCTCAAGGTCTGTAGATAAGGTTACTGCTGCAGTAGTTGCTGCACGAACAGAAGCTTTGACATCAAGACCTTGTGCAACAGAGTCAACATAGTTCTTAGTTGCTGCATCTTGTGCGCTTACTGGGTCTGCTACGTTGGTGATTAGCTGGCTGTTCATTGAGAACGAGCTGGTTGGAGCTGTTAAATCTGTTACCTTATTTGTAGTAAGGATTACTGTTCCGCTAGCATCAGGAAGAGTGATTGTGCGGTCAGCTGTTGGGTCTGTAGCTGTAAGAGTTGTTTCGTTAGTATCTGCTGTAGAACCTTCAAATACAATTGAAGAATCTAAAGACACTGTACCTGTAAAGGTAGGGTTAGCACTTGGGGCTTTAGTGTCTATCTGTGTCTGGATAGAAGAGGTAACACCGTCTACATAACTAATTTCAGTTGCAGATACATCACCAATTGAAGTTGTAGATGGTAGGACTACAGTACCTGTAAATGTTGGGCCTGCTAAAGGGGCTTTAAGATCAAGTTGACCTTGGATACCTGAGGTAACACCATCAACGTAGTTAAGCTCTGTGGTGGTAAGTGTTGCACCATCAAGAATGTTAATTTCTGCGGCATCTGCGGTTACGCCGTTAAGTCCAACAGCTTCCCAGATAGTGCCGTTGTAGACTCGCATTTCATTGGAGGCAGTGTTGTAGTAAACTTGACCTGTTACGGGATTTGATGGATCCGTAGCTAAGTTTTGAATACGAGCATTTTGAAGCTCGTTCTTGACTAAGTCAATCGGGGTTAAAAATTTACGTGCCATTTACTATCTCCTTATGATAGGTATGCTCGTCCGCTAAAGCCAGACCTAAACGTTAGCAGTACTGTAGTGGGGCTTGGGTAAGAAATCTCTCCTTCAACAACACTACCACCAGAGTCTACTACAGTAACATTTGGATGAAAGGTTAAATTGTGAGAAATGGTCCAGGTATCAGAGGGGGTATTCTGATAATAGATATACCCTAACTGTTGTACCTCTAAACTAGGATCTGAAAGTACAACACCGGGAGAATTTATGATGGTAGTGATGTCTGGAATTTCCAGCCCATAAGACGGATTAGGCTGCCAAATTGGGGTCAAAGTGTCACCTGCTTTTCTGTAAAGACTTTTCCTGTGGCATAGGTCTTGATTTTTCCAGAAGAATCAGTCATTTGAATGTCATAATACGCTGTTCTTGGCAGATTAGTAGTGGTAGCTGAAGGCAGTGTAATTATCAGACCATCTAAAACACTATTGCTGTTAACAGAGTATTTTGTGATAGTAAAGTCTGCAAGTAGTACAGGACCAACCTGTGAGTAGTCTGATGATGGGAATAGACGAATTTGTCCCTTAGGAGTAAATGTGGTGAGGTCAAATCCAAACTGGTACTTCATAGAGAAGTCATCTCCAGAGTACATTGATATGTCTCTTGAAAGTACTGGAGTAGGAGGAGTAATATCCCCGTAGTCTGGCATAGGGAGAGTAACTCTGTCTGGTAGAGATCGATCATCAATTTCTTGTGGACGATAAACTGGAATGTATCTGTTAGTCATACGACTAATACGACGGAAGGTTGCAACCTCAATACGGTACAGGCCAACACCAAGCATCTTACACAGTTCTTTATACTGTTCTTGTCTAGCCTGAACCATGTTGCTTAGTTGTTGGTAGCGCTGTGATCTGGGTATTGATACGCCATCTGGAGACATGATGTTAATGTCAAATGCGGCATCTGTAGCTAAGGTATACAAAGCCATAGACGAGGCTAGGATAACTAAAGGATATTCATCTATAACAGGTAGCAAAGCTATCTGCGATACTCTTGCCCCATGTGTATCTGTAGTGTGCGCAGCGTGCTCAAAAAACGCTGTATTAATATAGTAAGAAATTTCAGAATCTGTAAAGTATTTATATGCTTGACCGTATACTTTAATAGTTGATGCGTTAGCTGGTATCTGCCCGGAAGCAAAAGACAACATTCCTGTGCCTTCTTCAATTGTAACAAAGGCAGATTTGTCTACGTTATTTACGGTTACATTAAGGGAGTACCCTTGAACTGGGGCTTTAGATAGTTGAAAACGAAAGGTGACGCCATCGCCTGTAAATGTGTCAGTAAATGACCGTGCTATGTCGCCAATCTCTGCTCTTAGTCTTTCTGAGAGCTGTTGTACTGAGGCAGTCATTTATCCTCCATAAAGGTTATGTGCTAATAATGCAGCATAATTTACAATTAGTCTGTGTAAAAAAGACCCGCTCCGACAGGAGGGCGGTTGTCGGAGCGGGCGACCTAAATTGCGGCATTAGAGCCTATCGTACAAATAACCCTTTTCCTGAAGATGTGCCGCCACATGCTTTGGTACTTTGTACTTCTTACCGGCTTCAAAATTATAATGGTTGCCGACTCCCACAGTCATCATATTGATGTCTTCTGCGACACGAATTACCTGTGTGTCATCAGCGAGGGAAACCCCTACGCTTTCGATCTCATCAATAACAGTTGGTTTAGAAAGATCTGTAAGGTCTGTGACCTCAGTCTGATCCTTGTATTGCTGCGTTGCAGTTGCCATAGACATTTCGGTTGCACGTTGTGCAAGCTCTTCTGCATGCGCTTTTACTTGTACTTCACGTTGACGTCCTGTAACGTCAGTAACTTTTGCTTTTGCCACGATGTATATTCTCCTTGTAGGTTTGTTTGTGTTGGGTGTAGTGGGGCGAGAGTGTGGCCCTATTTCAGGCCGTGCTTAACCTCGCCCCACCACTATTAAGTTATTAGTTGGTTTCTGCGATAACTACAGACTGATCTGTGATTAGACCAAGACCGTAGATTGCGTACCAAGCAAGTGCGTGCTCACGACCGAAGTCAAGAATACCACCATCACGAAGTTCCACAGGAAGTGAAATTGCGTGTCCGAATGCGTTATCTCCAATGAAGATAGCTGAGTAGCGATCTGAACCACCGTTACCTGTCTTTGTTGCTGGAGATGTATAACCACCACCAGTTGGGTAAACGATTGATCCTGGAGCTACTGCTGTGTCGGTTGTGTAGGAAGTTCCTGCACCGCCGGCTACCTTTTCAATCTGTGTTGTTTCGATGAATACTGTGTCGTATAGACGACCAATTTCACCTAGCATGAAGTTACCTGGAGCTGCGTACTTTGTTACTTCGATGAACTCTGGGTTGTCACGAAGCTTACGGCTCTGGTGTGGGTGGATGAAAGCAACGTATGTCTCACCAAGGCGAGGGATGTTCTTTGTTGCTAGTGTTTCGACTGCGTCCTTAACAACTGCTGTTGTTAGGTGGAAGTTACCAGTCATTGAGGCACGTGATGTACCTACAGTACCTGCATCGTACCATGCATTTGCAGCTGAAAGACCTGCACGGTCATAACCGTAGATCTTTGAAGAAGCTGCCATGAGTGTGTCACGAGCCTGGCCATCAAGGTAGAGAGCCATGTTACGTCCTAGAAGACGTGATGCTGATGCCATAACGTCATCAAATGATGCGTTAAGTAGAAGTTCTGATACTGCAATTGCAAAGCCATGCTCTGCTACAGTGATTGAGAACTGCTGTGCTGTTAGTGCGTTTGTTGACATACGCACGCCTTCAACGAGTGAACCCGCGAAGCCGAGGTTGTTGTAACGCATGAAGTTGATCTGTAGACCAGGTGCAACTCCTAGTTCTGTCTTCTTAACAGCGAACTGCTCGAAGCGTAGAATAGGCATTGACTGGAATAGAATTTCCTTAGACCAGATGGTCTGAATTGCTTGTGTTAGCTGGCTATTGGAGCCAGAGTATGCTGTAGGTGCTGCGGCTAAATTGCCGGTACCTGTTACGGCTGATGCCATGTCGGTGTTACTCCTTGTTCATATATGTTAGGTTGATTTAATAGGTAAAAACTTTACCCGAAGATTCCCTTGTTTCGTTGGTTAGCTGCTGATCCCAGCAACTTCCCACGATATTTTGCGTATTCGGTAACCGACATTGCGGCAATTTGATCCGCTGTAAACGATTGTTGATCCGAGTTAGTGTCCATAGGTCCTGAGGCAGGCGATGTTACTCGACTACCTGTCATTTCTTTACGGGCGTTCTGCATAGCAGATTGCGCCGATTCCAAGATACGTGAGCTGCGCTCACGGAGTCCTGCAATACTAGATTCGATCTCTTCGGGATTATTTCCTGAGATTAGATCTACAAGCTCAGGGATAATACTATCCCGCTCTTCTTCTAAACGTTGTGAGCGATATGCAGTTAGTTCTGCATACTGACGTTCACGATCAAGAAGAGTAAATGCACGTTCACGCTCGGCCTTCTCTATATCTAGCTTTTCTGCCCATTCTTTTTCTTTCTGTTCAAGAAGAGAACGAACATCCATTTCAGCCTCTGCCTTTTTACGGGACTCAGCTTCTTTTTCTTCAGCGATGCGAGTAGCTTCAGCTAAACGTTCTTCACGGTCTTTCTTAAGAAGAGAAATTTCTTCCTTTAACGAATCAATCTGCGGGTAGAGCTTGGACTTTTCCTGCTCACGTACTCGCTTTAGATCTTCGTCTGTATAACCTTTTTGCTCAACAAACTGATTTGTTTGAGCTACTGTGCTAGTTGTTTGTGTTGGGTTGGCTTCTGATAAAAATGCTTCTTGGGCTACTGCACTATCAACTAAGTTAGATGTTTCTGACATGCGTTATTCCTTAGGTTTAAGAGGTCGTTGTCCGAGTAAATATCACGATGACCTATGGTGGTTGTTTGGGTACTAGACTTCCAAATTATTGCTAATTTGTCTGCCTAAATTACTTACTTTCTTCAGTATTTGGCGTATCTGTTTGAGGCGTTGATACTTGAGAAATCTTTGGTGCATACGCTCCTTGAACAAGCTCATTTTGCATCTGTGCAAGTGTCTGTTCTTCGAACGGCGTAATAATTCCTGGCTGACCAAGTGGTCCTGGACCAGTTCCATCTCCTGGTGCTGCCCCTGGTGGAAGTGTACCATCAGGCATCATTCCTGTAAGAGAAGTAATAGCAGAGTTAATTTGCTGCTTGATAAGTGCCAATGCACCATCAGCCTTAGCATCAGCAATAAGTTCTGCACGAATTTCTTCTAGCTTCTCATCTGGGAATTCTTCTCCAAGCTGGCGTAGGGCGCCTTCACGGCTTTCTAGCTGCATATTCATCTTCTGCTGGATTTCGTTAAGAACAACTAGCTTATCCAATGGAAGTGGAGGTGGAAAATGAATAATTGATTCATACGTAATTGACTGAGAAAGATCTAACTGAGGTAATTGGCTAGGCTTAATAGGTCCATTAATTGCTGGATTATAAGTAAACATCTCAGGCTCTTTAAATGCAAGGGTTAAGAGAACAAGCTCATTAATTCTTTGAAGTCCGTTTCCATATTGGATTGTCTTCTGCAAATAACGATTCATCAAAGGCTGATATTGAATAGCAAGTGCTACGCCTGATGTGTTAGAAATAGGCTGTACTTGTCCAAGAGCTGTTTCAGGAACGCCAACCATCTCATGCATAGCTGACTTAATCATCTTGAGGTATTCCATAGCTCCTACAAGGCCTTGTCCGCCACCTTCTAGATTGAATACCTGCGCATCCTTTGGAAGTCCTCCCCAAACCTTCTTAGGGCCCTTCTCAAGTGCTGAAGCCTTAGCTCCTGTAATAACTGTAACTGGTGCTGCGTGGTAGTTAACAATGTCTGCAATATCTGTTGCTGTTTCATTGTACGCACGGTTTAGTGTAATAAGGTCGTGACAATCGGCTAATCCCCAAGGAGATCCAGAAATATGCACATTTGCAATATGAATGACTGGCACTACACCAATTGGGTTTGCACGTGAGTCAATAAGCTCGTCATTGATATATTCTTCAATACGGTCATCTGTAAGAATTTCAGTGTATGTGTAGACTTGGCGTGTGCCTTCTACTGAGGTACCCCAGAAACGATACTTGAGCTTAAAACGAATTAGTCGTGAACGGTCATGTGGGTGGAATTCTGGGAAACAGAAAGAAGAGTTAAGGGGAAGAATGCGGACACGTCCAGGATGTGGTCGACCAACAGAATCTTCATAACCCTCTTCATATGCTACCTTAACAAAGCAGTCGCCTGATACTCCGCCTTGCTGACCCATTTCCCACATAACGGAATGCTTATCATTATCAGTTTCCCATACACGCTTAAGAACGTCTGGAACAATAGCTTCTGTTGATGATGGGCTACGGAAAGTTGCTCCGCGACCAAATGTAAAGTTAATAATAAAATCTGTAAATGCTCTGTAATAATTATATACCATCTGTGATTCGCCAATTTCACGGCGATAAGACCAGTGGTGCCCTAGGTACATTGCCCAGTTGAGTGAGTAACGGTTTAGTCGTGGACCGTGTACTTCAAACTCTTCGTCTGCTAATTCTACTAGACCTAAAGGAGAAATAGAGATAGTTAAATCAGATGATGCAGCTCTATAACTCGGAGGTGAAAAATCAATGCCACCGGCCATTTATGCTTTCCTGACTTTCGTATTCATGTGTGCCCCCACTTACGCTACAAAACCTTGTTTTTTAATGT